TTTGGGATTCCTTCTTGGTTAAGCTACTTACCACTTCAAGAGGTCCTTTTAGATTATGCCCACGACCCAAACGTATGAAGGTTCGATTAAGTTACCTAGGCTTTCAGATCATCTAACCGGCCAGGCTGCCATTGACGGTGATTTAATACTCACCGGCAGTGAAAACTTGAAAAGTTGGACGAACTCAAAAACTGGGACTAGTCTTCCTTCATGGCGTAACCGAATCCGTCAAGGCATATCTGCCACGACGCCATTCAGTGGGTCTGAACTGAGCTATTCAAATCAGCCAACATATCAGCATGTTTATGGAAACTTGTCTGAGAATGAGGCTCCTTTGTCAGCTCGGAGATCTGAGTGCCAATGGTCTGTTACGACCTCGGCACCTGGATCTGTCGTATCTAATCCTGTGGACCAACTTGCAGAAAATATGGCCCGAACAAAGTTTTGGAAGGACATCAACCGAACTACTTCCCTTTTTCAAGGGGGTGTGTTCCTAGGTGAACTTCGACAAACTTTGCGAATGATCAAACATCCTGCTCAGTCTCTACGTCGAGGGATCGATGGCTACTTAACGACCGTTAAGAAGGGTCGTCGTGGCACAAAGGCCCAAAAGCGTAGTTTTTTGCGTAGGACGTGGCTCGAATATTCATTTGGTTGGTCACCTTTGTTGAACGACCTTGATGATGCTCGTAACTATCTTGAAAGGCGTCAGGAAGCCCTGTATCAGGAACTCGTAAGAGTTTCTGGTCATGGCACTGCCACCATTCAGACAGCCGACTCATCAGCGACGAACAACTCTGGTGTCCTCCATATTGGGTGGCGACTTCGGTCGACACGACGAACGGAAGTTCGTTATATTGGAGCCGTGCGATCAAAGGCTTCATCTTCTAGATTGATTGATGCATCTGCACTTGGCTTATCACCTCGTGCATTTGTACCAACTCTCTGGGAGATTCTCCCTTGGTCGTTTTTGATCGATTACTTCACCAATATTGGTGATGTATTAACTGCATGGTCTGATCAGAGTGTTAACTTAGCATGGGGAAACGTTTCAACTCGTAAATTCGTATCCACTGAAGGATATGATATTCGAGCGAACGTACCTCTCTATACTTTTGCTCACACTTATGATGACTATACAGTACCGGGTTCATATAGAGCGGATCGCAAAACTGTAGTTCGGGCTTCGGCTATTAGCCCTATCCCTGAATTTCAGTTTAAATTGCCTGGCTTCGGTATTAAGTGGCTAAATATAGCTGCTCTTACCGATGCTAGACGAAAGATTCGACCCTTTTAAACTCTTTCCATTGAGGAAATACTCCTATGTCATGGAGTTTAACAAGTCCCATTACTGGGGGTGCACAGACGGGTTTTACAACCCCGACGTACACGCATGTAGCAATGGCGGCGCCCGATGTGAATGCAGAGCAGGTCGCTGTAACCGCACTTGGCGGTACACAGACCGGCGTTGAGATTCATTCGGTCTCGTCTCCGTTTACCCTAGCCTTTTGGTATCCGAAGGTCTTAAAAACCCTTCAGTATATCACGGGGTCGGGGAATCAACCGACTGTCCCAAAGAACATATACAAGTTCATTACCCGTAAGGGTGTGTCTTGTCATGCGGATCTTCCGGATCAAGTCATGCTGGTTACGACAGAGATTTCTGTCCCAGCCGGATCTGATACGATCGATGCTGCGAATGTTCGAGGGTGCCTCTCGGCTCATCTTGGTGCCGTTGCCCAGCAGTCTGCTGGGATTGGCGACACCGCGGTGTCAGGGATTGTATGAGGAGCAGGAATAACCTGGTCTACATACTCCTCCTGGTCTTGCTGTTTTTTATGGCAAGAGAGTTTGGAGGTCTTACCTTTGTTGGTGAAGACCAAAAAGGTAGAGGGTTGATCGAGCGGATCTTAAGGTAGTTATACCTTTCGATCATGCCTTACGATGTTCAATCTTAAGGAGCTCGATTTTATACAGTCGGAGGAGAACGCTTGTGAGCTATAACTCCAGTGCTCTTTTTCAATGCCTCTTAAACGATGTACGACCTCATGTCGACGATAACGTTTTCAAAGCTTTGAGCAATGGAGATGAAGTCGTTCCATGGGTCGGAATTTCGCCTAAAGAGTATGCTATTTTGCAGCTTGGCAAGAGCTTCTACAAGAAATTTGTAGAATACATCGAACCGACTGCGGATAACATGGCTCTAGACAAATTCATCCAAATCAATAAAGAGATGGGTGAATGGCGACTTTCGCTTAACACTAGCTGGGACGAGATTCTATGGGGGGAATTTAAAAGTTCCCTTTATAGTTTCTGGAATCAGCATGACCAAGTACCGTTGATCTCACATTCTAGTGAGATCTGGGACAACCTCGCGGTTGGCCCAGGGAAAGGGATTGGTTCTAAACTGAATGATTTTTATGCAAAACATTTCAGTTCAGAACTTAGTTGTTCGAGTGCGTTCGTTTATCGATCGTATCTGCAATACTGTAAAGGGATTCCTAACTGGGCCGATGCGGAATCATTCCGTCAGGCTTCGTATGGATATCCCAAGGTATTGAGAGGCAACCGTTTGACGTTCGTTCCGAAACAACGGGACATTTCGCGAACTATCTGTATCGAGCCTACCCTCTCAATGAGTGGGCAGCTCGGTATTGGACAGTTAATCGAAGGGCGTTTGAAAACGTTCTTCGGTATTGATCTTTCCCTTCAACAAGGAAAGAACCGCGAACTTGCTAGGATCGGTAGCATTGATGGGTCTTTTTCAACAATCGACCTATCTTCTGCATCCGATTCTATTTCGATGAAGATGCTCGAATTGGCTTTGCCTAGAGATTTTTTCTCTTGGCTTAAGCTGTTTCGTTCACCTGAATCAAAATTGCCGAATGGTGAGCAAGTTGCTCTTAACATGGTATCTACAATGGGTAATGGTTTTACATTTCCATTGCAAACTATGTTATTTGCATGTGTCGTCTCAGCTGCAGCACGTGCTCGAGGCTTTAAACTCGAGAGGCCACGTTTTGCTAGCCTTGGTTCCTTTGGTGTCAACGGCGACGATATTATCGTTCCAACAGGTTTTCATTACCATTTTAGTACGCATGAGGCGTACCATTATGATTTTGATCTCCTTAGGGACGTTTTACGTCTTCTAGACATCCTTGGCTTCAGGGTTAACTCTGAGAAGTCCTTTTACGAGGGCCCATTTCGTGAATCATGTGGTGGTGACTTTTTTAAGGGTCACGACATCAGAGGCGTATATCTGAAAGATATTAGCCGTCATGAATCACGGTTCGTTGCCATTAACCGCCTAAATCTCTGGTCTGCGAAGACCGGCATTCACCTACCTAAAACAGTAGGTAAACTCCTAAGTTGGACCCGGTTTCTTCCGGTTCCTCCATGGGAGAATGACGATTCGGGCATTAAGGTCCCTTTTTCACTAATTTCGAAACGTTTCAAGCTTTCTAAACACTGTCAATCGATTTTGTATCGAAAGAACGTGTCGAAGGCTCGTTACTATCGGATTGGTGAAGCTGAGATCTTTGGAAGTCATGGACTAGTCTACAATGTTAGTGGACTAATGCTTGCACTTCTTAATGGTACGATTCGGAACTGTCGGATTGGCATTAGAAGTAATGTCGTATCCTACAGGACCGTTTTCGGCATAGCCCCTAATTGGGATTATGTCGAGTCGGGTCCAGGTC